AGAAATAATGTCACAAGACAATACTACTGAGATTTCAGAAGACTTTCAACATGCTCTAGTTTTAACTGCTCGTGCTAGCCGTAAGGTTGCACGGTCGGTTGCGTTACTTAGTGTGAATACCATCTATACCACTGGTCGTGGTATCTTTGGTGTCCTTATCTGGCCAAATAGTATAGCTCTATTGAGTCTACATGTTTTAATGTGGACTCTTTTGACTTTGTATGCTTATTCTTTAAGCATGAATGATTTGGCATATGAGTTGCCTTATTTAATGTTCTACATGAAATGGGGACCTCGCGCTGCTATTACCCTTCTTGTAGTTGGGTTAGCGCGCGTGTGTTTCTTATTCAAGCGGTCTTTAGATGAGATGATTTATGTGCAGACTCATACATACACTGTCACGGAGACTAATGCCGTGCGTCAATATGATGCTTACGTGGGCCTTGATGGTATGGGGGCGAAAGTCCTCAATTATCGAGACCCCGCAGGTAATATTGTGGAAGTGCGTGTGTCAAAACACGTTCTCCATAGTATGGTCCAGGATACTGTCACAGAAATGCCTATTGCTAGGTCTGTTCCCGTGGCCTCTGAAGAACCGGATGACTCAGTTCATTTTCGTTACCAAATTAATGAAGATAACCGAGCTCCTATTATGTCGGAGGCTATGGGTCTAGGCTTTCGAAGAGGAGCCTGTGTTGTTACTGGTGTTCATGTGTGGCGTGATTTGGTTGGAAAGGGACGACCCGTATTTGTGTGCCACAAGAATAGATCAGTTCAAATCATTGAGACTGTTCCGGTAGTTACCCGTATAAGCGTGGAGTTGGACTTTGTTGAGTTTCGATTATCCCCGGCTATATGGTCTACGCTCGGAGTTAAGTTGGCTACCATTGCAAAGGTTGTGAAGCCAGGTGAAGTTATTACCATAACTGGTTTCATGAATGGAGCAGTGGTGAAGACCTATGGTCGCGTGAAGCGATATGAGGGGCGACCCTTGATCTTAGGGCACACAGCTTCCACGATTCCCTCCTTTTCTGGAGGTGCGATTAAGAATGCTAAAGGTGATGTTGTTGGAGTCCATTTGAGACATGGTCCAATTGGATCAGACATAAACCTTGGTATAGATTATGCTTGTTTGAATCGGTTTATTAAACCCTCTTCGGAGGAATCCTATGACGACGGAAGTGAGGGTTCCATGACTCGAGTCAACTCTAGTCAAGATGAAGTTTCCAACGCTGAGCAATTAGCGCGGGTGTTTCATATTGATGAAGAGATTGTGATTCGGGGTGCGCGCGGAAGTGCGTACGTCGATTTAGAGAGACATGAGATTCCCTACACTGGAGGACGTTGGGGTGACTATGAAGAGATGTTAGCCGAGGCGGAGAGTAGCATAGGTTATGCATTCACCTCACGATTCGCAGGAATTGCCGATGCTTACGGTGATGAACCTTTAGAAAGCGGTGTTAGTCAACGTACACCACTGGAGCTCGCTTTAATTGATGCTCTTATCCATCGTACCCCCGAAGACATTGAGAGGGCGGTATCCCTGGCTAGGACCAGACCTAGAGCTGAGTTTGCAGCGGTCGCCGATCTAATAATCGAAGCCACTGGTGAGGTTTCGAAGGAGAAACGTAAGAAACGGCGGAAGGCTGCCATAAAGAAGAAGAAAGAGCTGCTGCGCACTACTAGCACTGTAGTGACAGATCCGCAAGGAGTTGTCACTACTGTACCCATAGTGCCGGCGGCCATTCCGATTGTTAAGGTGACAGCCGCGCCTGTAGTTCAAAAGGAGAAGAAGGTAGAAAAAGAGAAGCAAAAGACTGAGAACTTACCAAACACGGAAGAATCAGCAAAAGAGAAGGTGACTTCATCCAGTGCTCAGATGAAGTCACAGAACCAGCAGAGCACCCAAACCCCGGTACAGAACTCCTCCAGTCGTTTGGCCATTATAGATGGCTTGATGGAGAAAGTTTTGGAGAAGAAATGCGACTCAAGTTCTCTGGAACGTGTCAATTTCGTTCGCAAGGCTCCGTTAGGGATCCCAAGGATGCGCACAAAGCGTGTCATTCTTTCCCCGAGCTTAAAGAATGGAAGTGGCCCGAAAGAGGACCCAAAGCAGAATTAGATTCTTTACGGTATCAAGTGGGGCGCTTTAGGCAAGGTAGGACTCCTGAGGCAAAAGAAATCGAACAAGTTTTGAGTGCCATGAAGGCGCGGTATGCTGTTGCAAGTATACCTCCTTATGGATGGAATGATGGCGTTTTAACAGACGTGATTAATCATTTCATTAGTGAGGAGGTTAATATGCATGCATCACCGGGTATTCCATATAGTGCTCTAGGCTCAACTAATGCGGTCGTTTTGAGGGATCATGGCGGCTTAATTAGGTCCATTGTTAAGGAGCGATTAGATTTGCTGTCGACCGGAGACTGCTTTGCACTAAGTGCGGAGGAAAGAGTTAAACAAGGGTTTTGCGACCCTGTGCGTTTGTTTGTTAAAGACGAGCCGCATAATGTCGAAAAGACCCTAACTAGAAGGTTTAGGCTTATTATGAGCGTTAGCCTAGTTGATCAATTGGTTGAGAGAGTTTTAAATTCCCGACTAAATCATAATGAAATATTGCATTGGCGTGATATACCATCGAAAGGTGGTAGTTCTATGTGCCTTAAAGGTGACATGGATTTTATTAAAATGTGGATGTTGAATCGTGATTTGGCTGAAGCTGATGTTTCAGGTTTTGACTGGTCAGTCAAATCATGGGAGCTACAAGCCGATGTTGCTCTGAGGATAGCATTAAGTCCACAGAGTTCGTTGGAGTGGAGGAAAGCTCTTGAAAATCGAGTTGATTGTTTGTCTCTTTCGGTCTTTTCTTTGTCTGATGGGCGTTTGATATCACAATTGACTAAGGGTATACAGAAGTCAGGTAGTTTCAACACTACACCCACGAATAGTCATATTCGGGTAATGTTGGCCTACCTGGCGGGTGCTAATGAAGCTATTGCAGTTGGCGACGATGGTCTGGAAGACTATTGTTGTGGTGCTGAAGCGAAATATGTTGAAATGGGTCATCCATTGAAGATGTATCATCGTGGATATAACCGAGCAACTTTCTGCAGTATGTATATAGATGTCTTTGGAAAGTCTGAACCAACGACCTGGGATAAAACATTCTTTAGATTCCTAGATTCGAAGGTTAAGAATGCAGAGAGATTGATCCAATTAGAAAGTGTAATTGGGATGTCAAGTCAATGGGATAGGATCTGTGTTTGGATTCAAGCTAATTGCGAGGGTCTCAGCGGGTGGACGGTTCCCGCTGAAATAAGAAGCATAGTATTAGGTTCTCATGTCGACCAAACCGAAAACTCAACAACAAACTAAGGCTGCGAAACCTAAGCAGCCGAAAGCGAAGAAAGGTAAGAAACAAAAGAATGTCCCCTATTCTTCGTCTTTAGCTCCCAACATGCAAGTGGAGTCTTTGGGTGCCCCTGTTAGTATGGGTAATGTTGTTACAGGCAAGAAATTGCCTGTGCAAAGTACGCTCATTAAGTGGCGATCAGAATACGTTAGTGTAGTTACTGGTTCTACGGCTGCGTTTGCTCTCCAGGCTTCGTTTTATATAAATCCTGGTATTGCTGCGACTTTTCCGTGGTTATCAACTATGGCACAATTGTATGATATGTATCGTTTTCGACGATTAAGGTTTGTATATCTTAATAAAACTAGCTCGGCTAATACCGGTGAAGTGAATATGGTCTATGACCCTGATCCCTCCGATAATCCTCCTATAAATGATGCTCAGGCATTGCAATATGAATCAAGAATTTCGGCCTCGGCATGGTTAAACGCCTGTCTTGAGATACCTAAAGCTGATTTGAATCGCTTGCCTAAGTTCTTTGTTAGGAATGCGGTTGTCCCAGGTGAACAAAATACTTATGACACTGGTGTTTTGCATTTAATTGTTGGCGGTAATGCCGCTGCTGTTAAGATAGGACAACTATTTGTGGAATATGAGATTGAGTTCTTTGCTCCTCAAGTAGTTGGAACTGGTCCTTCGCCTCCGAAGTCGAATTCGCAGTTTGCTATTACTGGTACAACTGCTATTCCTTCAGGCGTTAATACCGTCCTACCTTTCAGTACAGTTATATTTAATCCCTTAGGGATTACATCAACTGCTTCCGGGATAACTGGGTTGAGTGGTAGTTACACATTTTATGTGCAACAGACTTTGAACGTTACTGGAGCGTTCACGTCAGCTCAACTTAATTTAGCCCAGAATGGTGTCGTTGCAATTGCTGCGGTTTACCCAACACCAACTGCTCAATTTACTACAGCAAACATCTTTATCACACTCTCGTTGATACCCAGCGACATCGTAACCATTGCGGTTTTAGCGGTGGCTACTGGTGCGTCAGCGAGTCCTGGTGCGGGTAATGCGAATAGTGTTTTGATCATTACACCTGCTTAAGGAGTTAGAGTCCTTAAAAGGCGACTAAGTCCACGCAGAACAACGTGGCGCCTATAATCTAGTCTGAAAGGTTCCTTAGCCCGTGCTTTTGAAATCCAGCAAATGCACGGGCTTTGAGGGCGGTTAAATCCAAGCTTGGAAACTTGGTGCCCTTAGCAGCCTGAAAGTCCTCAATGGAAGATATGTAATGTATTTGTACATAGTGAAGTTATATATATCCGGAGCAACGCTTGAAACTTGCTTTTAGTGTTAACAGCTCGCTACTTTTACCTTAAAGTAAAGCCTTGCTGCTGCTCCG